AACAGGTCCGACTCGGCTGTGGTGTTGCTGATAGTTACTGGAGTAAAATCTGAGGTCTGTCTAGTCGTTCCCGAAGCACCCGTAGCACCCGTTGCGCCTGTGGCACCAGTTGCACCTGTAGCACCCGTTGCGCCAGTTGCTCCCTGTGGGCCTGTCGCACCCGCAGCCCACTTCACACCCAAAGTCTCAGCCGAATCAACCGTCAACACATGACCATTCGTGCCACCAACAGGCAAACGCCCAACCGTGTCAGCAGCCGAAGCAACAATCAAATCACCCTTAGCATCAACCAAAGTCTTATCAATCTTCTGTGCAACCTTGTAATCAAGGCTCGTAACCACAGCAGAAGAATCAACACCAACCTTCGCCTGCAACGCCTCAATCGCATCATTAGAATCCGCGTGCTGACCAGCATGATCCGGTGAAGCAAGAGTGTCCGAACCAGTCGGATTAGTCAACGCATCAAGCGAAGAAGGAAAGTTCGTTGCCACTACGGGCTACCTTCCTAGTCGAGCGACAAAGTGAGAGAAGTGATTTGGAACGTGTCACCAGCAGTCACCGCAGCCGATGAAGAAAGCGCACCAGTCCACAAACAGTTACCCGCAGTAGACGCATCCCACAACGACCAATGGCTATAAGTCTCGGTAGTAGAAACGTTCGTCCACTCCAAAGTCGCAGAAGTCGCAATAGCACCAGACGAAGCAGTAGCCCAAGCAGCCACCTTACGAGTAGCCTCAGTCGCCGCATTGGATGTGCCATCCTCACCAGCATCACCAGTATGCAACTTCACATAAACGTTTGAAGGAATCGTCCACGCAGTCTTACCTGTGGTGTGTTCCAAAATCTTTAGTTCGGCATAATTAGAAATTGACATACAAACCTTTCGTCAAAAAGACTATACCAAATACAAAAGTGGGGTGGTCAGGCGAGGGGACCCAACCACCCCACAAATGTGAGGTACTAACCGCTTAGTTAAGCGTTTGTACCAATGCTGGATGACGACTCAACACGACGCAACGATGCTTCGCGGAAGCGGCCATAGCCACCGAGCCAGTACCAACCAATTGGATTGAAACGCATGAGCGAGTCAACAACAGGTCCACGAACAACCTTCGGAACCATGCCGTTACCGTCAACCTGGCTGTAAGCCTTAGCCAACGCCTGACGACCCATGATGTGTGTGCAATACACGTCAATCGTTCCAGTCGAGGCGGTTCCGTTTGATGCGTCAGCGAACACCTTGGCGCGAGGGGTTTCAATGAATCGTACTGATTCAAAGGTTCCGATCTCACCGTTGTAGATGTTCATGGTGTCCACGTTCACATGAGGTGCGTTCCATGATGCGTTGCCGGTTTCACGACGAAGGTCGTATGACACGTCAGGATGGATGTAACCCATGTAGTAACCATTGAAGGTTGCAACGTTTGCAGCACGCAAAGCAGCAGTCTGCTTACGGATGTCGTTGGCTTCAATGATGTCCTCAGCAGCAACCGAAGTACGGCCTGTTGGGTCAGTTGATCCACCGCCACCGTAGGCAACGTTGGTTCCGCCAGCAAGAACGTCGCGAACAACCTTGTCGATTGAGTCACCAGCGTTGTAACCGATAAGGTTCGCTGCTGCTGCATCAACGTCCAAGAACGAAGTTCCACGGAGTTTTGCGGTGGTGTTGATTGTGTTGCCATACTCAGCAAGCGTTACAGTCACTTGGCTGTCCGACATAGCCACAGGGGTGATGTCAGTTGTTTCAGCAAGTGTGCTGGTTGCTTCTGCAAGGTCTGCGAAGATCGTGAAGATCACCGAAGAACCAGGCATTGACTGGTTGGTTGGTTGTACGTCTGCTGCCTGATCGAACAAGAGTTCTGAACGCAAAGCAAAATATGCTAAACGGTCGTATGCTGCCTGATCGGTTGACAACGATGATGCCTGTGTTAAGGCCATGATGTTTTCCTTTAGGGGTAGCCCCAAAGAATGTGAATCCTATGGGGAGTGATTAGTATTTTTCTGCTTCGGCTCGCGCCTGGGCCAGCAACTGCATCACTTCGTCCGTGGATTTTGCATTAGCAATACGTTCAGCGTAATCGACAGGAGGTTCGCTTGTCTGCCCAGCTCGCGCTGCCTGTGCCACCCGATTCCATGACTGCTGTTCAGCAACCACTTCCTTGTTCTGACTAGGTATGAGACTTGCTTCTTCTGCCGCTTGTCGAATCGCCTCCAGTGTTAAATCACCGTCGTAGCCTTTAACGAAATACTTGTACTTCGGATCGTTCGGGTCGACGCCCGCTTTCACGAAGTTAAGTTCTCGTCGGGCCGACTCTGCTTCCGCTGCCTGCTCACGTAAAGCCTTATTTTCGGCTTCAAGTTTCCGCAAGTGCGCTCGCACGGGGTCCTTCGATTGCTGCTGGTCTTGAACTGCATCATCCTCAAACTCGTAGTTTGCATCTGACATGACCCACTCCTTCTGCCCACATTCGGCTGGAGGTTCCCGAATGGCTGCAAGTCTCACCCCTTTTGCACATTGAAATCGGGGGCTTTCCAATGGTGTCCGTTACCGAACAGTCCTAGTATACACACACTTCACTTGACAGTGTCAAGTATGCTATTGCGCTTTACCTACCGAAGTGGAAATGGAGCCTGATGTTTCACCTGTTGTCCGAGCAAATGACCCACCACCAGCGAACTCGGCTGTACGCATACGACGTTTACGCTCCAACTCTTGTTGCGCGGCGACATCAATCCCGAACGCAGCACCAGCCAACTGTTCATCCGATAGTGCTGTTTCACCCGCGAAAGTCTGTTTTAGTTCGCCTAACCCGCCGACTTCAGCGAAGCCTGCGCGAGCCTGCTGTTCAGTAATACCACGTCGAGCCAGGTCCTCAGCGAACTGACCAGTCAACTGCATCCCACCCTGCTCTAAGCCACGGGCAGCGATATTGGCAGCTTGCGCCTGTCGGGTGAGTAGTGGGGCTGTGCGTTGTGGGTCAAGGAAGTATGCCGCTAACTGCCCTTCGGAAACCCCGTACAGGTTCCTCATCTGTTCCTTAACGGCTGGATCAGCGTCAGCGACAGCACGATAACCCTGCTGGACACGTTCGTTCAGTTCAGAGTTTGAAACGTCCCCCTCAATGAACGATTTGAAATCATCTGGCTGGTCATAGAAGTTTGCTGGCAAACCGTTGGACCGCAAAGTTTGACGGAACTGGTTTTCTAAACCGATGTATTCGGCAGGACTCAGTTCGGACAAACCAGCCCTCAGTCGAGCAGCGTTGCCAGCAAAACGCCTTTGATATGCAGGCTGTTCACGAATAGCAAAAATGATTGCGTCAGGGTTGTTGATGTTAACGGTTTCTCTAGCAATAAGATCGTAAACATATTCAGTTAACTCACCCAAACCATAGGTGTTCAGAACCGCAGCCATTGTGCTACGAGCGTCCCTACCTCTACGGACACGATCAGCTTCCTCGCGAGCAGCTTCACGTTCGTTGGCTAAACGTGTTTGCCTTTCCTCTGGTGTTTCCCCACCGTCATCCTGACCGTCAGCACCAGTCGCACCAGTCGCACCTCCGGTGGTTGGACCACCACCAGCAGGACCACCACCAGCAGGACCACCACCAGCAGGACCACCACCAGCCCCGATAGGGCTAATGTTTTCTGCCTCACCAACATAACCAGGAAATAAACCTCTTGCAAGTTCTTCAGGTCGAACATTGGGTGGTGTTGTAGATGCGCCCTGTTGTGCTGGTGGTTGCTCAACGGAAACAGGCGCAGGTGCTTCTTGCGGCGTTACGGGTTGAGGGGTTGGACCAACAGAAGTGAAACCAGGAGTAGAGGTTTCTTCGGTGAATAAACCTCTTGCGAGTTCTTCAGGTCGAACATTCTGCGGAGTTGTAATAGTTCGTGCGGCTGTGGTAGGTGCGGCGGGTGCGCCGAGTCCAGCAGGAAGAAGTGCAGCAGGAACTTCGGCTGGTCCAATCGCCTGCAAAACTGCTGGTTCAGCACGTTGCACAACAGTGGTGATTTGTGCTCGACCTTCTGTTGTTTTAGCAAGTTCATCAAACTTTTTTTCTAAAGCAACAGTATTGACTGGTTTACCAGCAGCCGTTAGTTCTGCTGCACGTTGCTCAACGAATACTTCTTTGCGTTCAGCCTTTGTTAGCGGTGCAACAGAAGCAGCAACAGCAGGTGCAGATGCGGGGGCAGGAGTAATGACAGCAGCAGAGGCAGTAGCAGCCTCAGCAGCAATAACCTGTGCATCAGCCAAAGAAACACCCTGACTAACTAAAGCCTGTGCTAAACGTTCTTCGTTAATTTGTGGCATATCAGCCAACCTTTCCAAATGCTCTAGCCAAAGTCAAAGCAATATCCGTAGCCTGCTGATTAGCCTGCTTCGTAAACTGCCAACCAAAACGGTCATCAGTCTTAACCTTCTCAATCCACTGAGACAGCGACAACTGACCACCCTCACCATTATCAAACGCCTGCAAATAAGGTCCCTCAAACATATTGATCTGATCCTCAGGCTTTTCCAACAGCTGTGCAGCATAAGACCTGTACGAAGAACCAATCTGATCCAAGTTCAAACCAGCATCAAACTGATCGCGCAAATGGGGCATAGCACCCTTCCACTTCGCTTGCAACTGTTCACGCAACCCGTCCTCGGTCAACACAAGTCCAGTAGCAGGATCAGCCTTACCAGTCAAGATTGATTGGATTTGACCATCAGTAATCTTTGTGTTCCAGCCACGACCGATACTGCGAATACGATCAGCGTCAGCACCCTGCAACACTCTACCAGCCAAAGCAGTCTGTGAGCCACCAGCACCAGGCTTCAGCGCACCAGCATAAACAGCCTGTTGCAAACCAAGTCCAGTCAAACCTAAACGTGCCGCATTAGTAGCGAGCTGTGTGAGAGTTGCATCGTCAAACGACACATCACCATACGAGTTAGCGATCTCTAGTTTCTTGTTGTTGATGATCCGGTCACGGTCAGGACCGATTGCTTGGTCAAAGTTCTTTGCCGAACTTTCAGTGGTCTGCCAGTAAACGGTTTGTTTGATTGCTTTCTGAAACGCAGCAACCGAAGCGTTGGTGGTTAAACCCATGAACCTACCGTTTGGCTTCGCAGCCTCGACCATCAGGTTAATCATGTCCTGCCCAAAATGTTGAGCAGAGTTTGCTGCCAACCAATCTTTTGAGTAGCCAGGGAACTGATCCTGCAATACTGCTTGCCAGTCACCAACTTTGAATTTGGCTGTGTCGGCTGTACCACCACCGATAGTTCCACCAGCACCAACACGACCTACACCTGTTGCGCCAGTAGCACCACCAACGCCTGCTGGTCCTGTAGCACCAGTAGGACCCGTTGCACCCGTAGCCGGTGGTGGCGTTTGTCCAGCCATAGCCGAATAACGTTGAGCCTGAGCGTCAATAGCCCGCTTAGAAGCACCGGTAGGTGTGATAGTTGCAGAAGCAGGCTGGCCACCAGTAGCAGCAGTTGGTTGTTGCGTGTAGGTGATCGGCTGTGCGGCGGCTTGCGAAGGTGTTTGAGTACGCAAGGTGTTCGCACGATCCAAGAACTCTGACAACTGGCGTGTTTGTTCTTCGTTACGAATAGTTGTTAATTCTGCTGGTTGACCATACAGGGTTGCTGTCGGTTTCCGAGTGCCGTAAACACGTTCAGCAATACGGACACCCTCATTTACAGCACGATTGATCTGTGAATCAATTTGATTAACCAAAGCAAAACTTGTTGAATCAACCGTTCGCCCATACCTATCAACCCGAATAGGGATGTTCTCCGAACGAAGTTCCTGCACCCGTGGCGTAATAAAGGTTTGCACTTCCTTCAATTTTGCTGCAATCAACAACTGCTGATCCATTGGCGAAAGTTTTGACTCTTTGGTTCCTGGGGTATTGATCTTGTTACGCAGATCATTTACTGCTTTTACCGCAGAGTCATACGCTTTAAGTTCAGGGTCTTTAGAATTTGTTGCTTCCTTGTATTTTTGCTGATATTGGTACACCTCGTCAGCTGAAAGAATTGTGCGTTCGTTAACACCAGTGCCAAAAAGTCCTGCAACCTTGACACGATATTTGCTTTCCCACGCTTTCCGCTTCTTCAACTCGGCAGGCAAAGTTTCGTTAAGCATCGTGTAAGCCTGCGCTTTAGCAGACTCAAATGCGGTAAGCGTAGGGAACGAAACCAATGTCGTTTTGCCAAAACCTTTTTCAAGGTCCTTGAACAACTCTTTGACTTCTTTGATGTCTGCTTCAATTTCAGACGCGGTTTGTTCAGTTGGTGGTGCAGGAATTTGGTTGCCAGAAAAAACTAGATCAACACTAGATTCACCGCCACCAATATTTAAGTCAGAAGGACGTGTTGACATTATCCACCATTCCTTAGCATCTGAGAAACGATATCTGCGGCGCGAGTAAACCCGTAAGCCTGAGCCTGGGTAGGGTCAGCTTGCTGTGGGGCCATCTGAACAAGAGTACTCGTAGAAGTATCTGTAGAAACTTCTTTAGATTGCACAGAACTGATTGCTTGTTGTAGTTCTTCTTTGCTGAGCTTGCGCCCCAACATAGAGAAAGCCTCATCCTGTAATGCTCGACCCAAATCAACCGATGATGTTGCCTTGCGACGCGAACCACCGCCACCACCCCTAACAGGGAACTCTTGACGCACAAAGTTCAAAGAGGTTTGCCAGTCGTATCCGTATGTGTTGGCTGTCAGAAGGAACTCTTGCATCGCTTTAGTGTCAAGAGGAGAATCTCCGTTATCTGATGGTTTGCCTTTTCCGTCATAGAAACCACGCTGATACAACTCGGTCAATAACCCCAACCGTTCAGTTGAATTAAGTTTTGCTAGTTCAGTAACAGGATCAGATGACGGGTTATATGCCGCACGATAAACCTGTCCCTGTGCGTTAG